GTATTAAATGATGCTGACGCAGATAATAAAGGACGTAGACCGCTATTTCCAGTGTGTGCAGTGCACAAACAAAAAATAATATTCGAAATTCGTTTCCAACCAAAATCATTTTGGAAAATTCGTTTTGATAGTCCAATTATAGATACGGTTCACGAATTTCAAATCATAACCGAAGAATATATAATCCCTGGGGAGGAATTAATATTTTTTAGAAATAATAATTGGCGTCAAACCGTTGTTTTAACAACAAAAGAAAATTCAAAAGAGACTGATACGTTATCTCAAGACGAAATCAAACAAAAACTATCACCACGTGGTGCAGTTAAAACGATACACTGGTTTGTGAGGCGATCGATACATGAAAATCTAGATCGTAGCATTCTCAATGAAAATTTACTCCGCTCATACCGTCATGAAACCGGACTGGTACCTGAAGATGTAAACAGTCGAACGCATAATATATTTTCAGATGCACATTTAATAAAAAAATCACGACTCTATATGAAAGGGCAATCGTACCCATTGATACGTAATAACGAGTCTCAATTACATCATGTTTTGCAGGCGCATAAACATAAACTAAATATACAACAAAATAGAATACATGTTCTCACGCAAAGCTTTAGTTTATTTCCTAAAAAATACCAATCAACTGGATATTTCAACTTTTCATCTATACTTTCAGATAATACAACGCTACAAGTAGAAATAAATCGCGATAAAAATATAAATGGTGAGTATTACGACCCATTTGCAGGTAGAACATTATATGTATTACATATATATTATACATCCTATTTTACATTACATTTCGATGGTGGGTTTTTATTAAAAATAGAATAAATGATATATATAAATATGTCTTCTAAAGTGGATTTAATTTATTCAGGTTTAATGGAAGAATTTTTAAGCACCGACCCTGACATGTCACATTTTTTATATCGATTTAACCAGCATACACCATTTTCATTCGACACACAAGAAATGTTATTTTCTGGTGACATTGGTTACGGTAAAACAATTAAATCTGAAATTTCAAATTCTGGTGATTTTTTAACTAATATAGGTATCGAATTGAACATTTCTATACCATTGGGTGCACAAGAGTTACCATCACAAAATGGGTTTATTCATCACTTCGAACGAATCGAGCTCTATATAGGGAATAAATTAATTGAATCATTATCATCTGAAAATATATACTACCAACATATGAAAAACATGTCTATAGCAGATAAGCGATCCGCATCTCTTATTTCTGGTATAGATACGGAATATAATGAACGTAATCGCGTAACATTCGACCACTCAGGGTCTAATATAATAATTGGATATATTGATTTACCATTTTATTTTTACCAAAACTTGGGAAAAAGTATACCAATATGTAAATTGTCAAAACAGAATGTCAGTGTAGTAGTCAAGTTACGAGACTATAAAAATTTGAATTTAAATATAAATGATGTTGTTGAAAATGACCCCAAACGTGTGATTACATATGCTTCATTACATGTTGATTACGGTTATTGTACTGAAGATGAACGATCATTTTTTTTAAATAACACAGTTGAACATGTTATTACACAGGAGCAGAAAGTGTCTATTGATACCAATGCTATGCATAAAGAACATAATATATATCTACCGTTTTATGGTCCGGTTAGTTATATATATTTCTACATCGAAAATCAATTACAAACAAATGACGTAGATGCGGGTAGATATAATTCACCTATGTTTCTAAATAAAATAAAAAGAGCTAAACTTAAATTTAATAACACTGTAGTTTTTGATGAAAATGAACTTTTTTTTATCAATCAAAATCTAAAATATAACGAAGGAATTTATTCAGAAATACTTTCAACTGATAAAGGGGGTGCTTCTCCACAAGCCAGTTTCTTTCCTTATACATTAAGAATTGATACAACTGGTATTGATTCAGGGTTTATATACCCATACCATTTTGGTTTTAAACATATTAAATCACATACTGGTAGTGTAAATATGTCAAGAATAATAGATAAGATACTAACAATTGAACTAGATAATAATCAATTTACAGAATTTAAATTCGCACAGAGTAATTTCATTAAATCCGAACAAGTTATATTTGGGAGAAAACTACCGAATGATTCTACGAGTAAACTAAAGATTAATGTACATGCAATTAATTACAATATTATAACCTTCCGAGATGGCATTTGTGGTTTAAAGTATTCATAATAATATTATTAAATACAAAATGTCAGGTCGTATAGGTATTCTTTATCAAAGTAATAAGACTAATATATTTCAGTCTAAACCAGAATTTTCACATTTTATAGAACGATTCAAGAAGACGACTAATTTTGCCCGTGTGAATAATACGATAAAACCATCTAATGATATAGGTTTTGGTAAAATTCATAAATTTTCAATACCAGTTGATAGTGGTGATATACTAGGTGATATATCCGTTAAAATCGTAGTGCCGAAATTATCAGAAAATAATTTATTTAAAACATCATCACCTTTCGTGGGTGGATATAACGAATGTACAGAAAAGACACTGGATTATATTGATAATCTAGGAACGTGTATAATTGAATACGTAGAACTTGTGATAGGTGGGAATATAATCGATCGCCAGACAACTGATACCATAAATATACACGATGAACTCAATTTGTCTGAAACTCAAGAAATTAATAATATTAAACTCAAGCGTAAACAATATAAGTTAAATCAAGAATTTTACAGTAAAATGCCTTCATCTTCATTTGGTCACTATAATAAATTAAAGACAGTAGATACTACATCTGACGGAAATGTTGTACTTGATGACATTATGATTGATTATCCGTATGATAGAGCATTGAATAAGACAAGAGGTTCTCTAAATAACCTTAATGACACTCTGGGAACTAGTATAAAAATCGGTGCCGTTACATATGAAAATGATATAGAATTACTCGTAAATATACCATTCTATTTCCTTAATAAACCTGAATTATATATACCAATCTTTTTATTAAAACAGGAAATCGAAGTGATAGTAAAATTACGCGATATAAATGAAATATTTATACAGCGCAATATATCATACAAACAACATTATCTCGACGAAGATGAAGTTATAATGTTTAATAATGAACTTTCGAATTATAGTGTTTCAACTGATACATTAAAACCGTATATAGACGTATTTAGTACCACACCCGTTGAAAGTGTATATAGTATTAATGGTACATTAAATTCATTGTCATTTGATAAATTATATTTTTTTCCGTATGTTGTTTTAAATGATGACTCTACTATAATATCTTCTCAAATCGAGGCAGAAGCTACATTCAAAATCAATGAAACACGTTATCATCCACAGGTTGGCGAATTGTTCGATAAGATGTTTAGTGCACCTGATTTCATAAACTTCGATTGGATAAATGATATAAATATTGTAAATATAGAATTGTCTTATGAAACATATCTATTAGAACGAGACGAAAAAAATAGTAAACTGAATAAAAGATTAGATTATATAATTACACAAATACAATATAGCACTTCTGTGATTAATGAAGAATATGGTTCATTACCGAATATAAAAATGAATTTAAACTTTAAAAATCCTATTAGAGAAATATTTATATTGGCTAAAAGAGATAAGATAAAACAACAAGAACTTGGTAGACCAAAACACTATTATCATTTCCCATTTAGTAAATTTAAATTGAACAGACATTTGGGTGATATATTTCCTACCGATGGTATCGATGAATATACACAAGTTATTGGATTTCCATTTGAACCGTATCTATTCCTAGGACCTCTACCATGGCAAGGGTCTCCGTTTGAATTTGTATCTCCAATTGATTACGATAATACTACCGATCGGGAAATTATTGTAATGAATAACAATCTGACTCCCACATTACTCCCCCTTCCTGGTACACCTTTCAAATATTATGAGGGTACAATAGGAGCTCGACGTAAGACATATTATCATAATATAGATAAGTTTTCATTAAAATTAAATGGAATTGAAATCATCAATAAGAATGTTACAAATACTGAATTTAATAATTTTTGTTCACCGGGTATTAATTATAAGAAGGTATTTCTAACAAGTAGATTTAAAGCTTATAATTTCGGATTAGAAACCGATACACCATATTCAACTGGTTATATAAATTTTTCACATTTTACAAATCAATTGCTAGATGTAGATTTATTCTCATCTTTATCATATTATGAAAATATCGGCTTCAGAACTATACCCAGAACTTTATATGTATACGCGACGAGCTTTAATATTTTGCGTATAGAAAATGGTTATGTTAAAATATTATATTAAAAATATGTGAGCAATAGATAAGTATGGGTGAGGCTGCTAAGATTTCCCTCAAAGCTATTGGAAAGCAGGATACACACCTCCTTTCCAAAGACCCTGAAGATTCATTCTTTAAATATAAGATGAACAAATTTTCAAATTTCACAAAATTAATTAAGAGTACAGTCGTGACCAAACCATCTACAGATACAAATTGGCCTTTTGGTAGAACGGTAATAGTTGAATTTAACCCACGACAAATGGAAGACTTACTGAGTGACATGTGGATTAAACTGAAGATGCCGAAATTGAACAATACTACAAATTATCCAGATCAGCTCTCGTTACATATTATTAAGAGTATCACAATGTATGTAGATGGGATAAAATTAGAAGAACTCACAGATGATTGGAACTTCATATATAATGAATTATATTTGAGTGATACACAACACGAGGCGATTCAATTACTTACAAATAACGGATTTAATTATACGTACTTTGCGAGACAAGGTGGGGATTTAGGATTTTTAGACAGGGAAATGCTCATACCCCTTCATTTTTTCTTTTCTAGAAAATATGATGCTTCTGAAAATAGACCGTGTTTCCCATTATGCTCGATATATCGTCAAAAAATAACATTCGAAATTCAGTTTCATAAACAATCATTCTTCACAAATTTTTCTGATACTATAACCTTACCCGAATTTACAATACTAACAGAGGAAATAAAACTCGAATCAGAAGAAAGGTTATATTTAGCATCTTCTCCTTACACATTCAGCCCAGATATTGTATATAAACATAGTGAACAGTCGTCTGAAGTGAATATTCGTAGATTTAAAATGAATTTTTCAACAGATAATGCTACGAAGATATTTCATTGGTTTTATAGAAGACAGGAAAATGAGAATGAAGATGATTCAACTAAATATAAATTGCGATTCAATCTTACGAGCAATCCGGTTGAGTTTAGACGTGCAGATGGAAAACGATTCGAAATTGCTGAAAGTTTTCAAATATTCCTCAATGGTGAGTCGGTACAATATGTATCAGGGGACCAGAATCATCGATACTTTAAATATTACACTCCGTATGAAAGTGGTCTAAACACACCAACCACTCATATTTATACGTATAATCTATCATTGTATCCATCTAAACATCAACAATCTGGGATTTTAGATTTTAAAAAAATTAATTCGGATAAAAGTTTCATAGAAACAGAGTTTCATAAATCTCTTGATTTGAGTACACTATACAAAATGCATATGTATTACATAGCATATAACCAATTTGATTTTCGAGATGGTTTCATGACTGTTAGAGATTAAAAAAAACACTTTATAAGTATATATGCTGTTGTTTGCTAATGGCGTTCAAGATACATTCATAACCGATAACCCAACACAAAGTCATTTTCTGAATGTATATAAAAAGCATACACCTTTTTATAAATCACTCTATCCCATAGCGTCAGAAACCCCTACGAATTTTGGTTCTACATTATCGTTCAGAGTACCTACGGATTCTGGTGACTTTATAAATCGGGTATGCTTGAAAGGTGAATTGAAAACAATTACGAATGTACCAATCAACTATTATAAATCGTTTTTGACTAATAATCTCATAGAATATGCTGAATTGTTTATAGGAGAGCAATCAATTCAAAAACTATCTGGGGAGTATATTGCTATATATCACCAAAGTCATGCACGAGATATTTCAACGTATGAATTTTTATATGCACATGGTTCGAATAATGTCCGTCAGATATTTAGAGATTCGTCTACCGCAGAGGATAATCCATTTTTTTTAGACATACCATTCTATTTTCATAATGTCAATGAGTTATCCCTACCATGCTGTTCGCTAAAAAAGCAGGGTATTCGAATAACAATCAAACTTCGACAAATCGGTGAAATATATTTTAGACAGGAATTATTTGAAACGGCTCTTAACGTATCCTATATTCACGTGGGGATGGATGAAAAGTCTTTTACTGAAAATTATCCAATTGTTCAGAACATTAAGCAATTACAAGTATCCGAATTTAAAATGTCTCAAGGTGTGTCGAGTAAAAGTATGCTACTGAATTTTAAAAACCCCGTCAGTGAATTGTTTTTTGTTGCGAATCGTGTATCCGATAGGCGTATGTATGTAGACATTGAAAATATTCGATTGAAATTTAATAACGCTGTAGTTTTCGATAGGAAGAATAAATTTTTATCGTTCAAGCAGTCACTCGATAATCATGTATCGTCACCATCCGGGAACGATCTAGATGGTGGTGGTAAATACTGTTCGTATTCATTTTCCCTCAATCCTATTTCAGGTCTTCATATGGGAAGTGTAAACATGAGTCGTATCGTTCACAAAGAATTGAAGATAGATCTCCCGTTGGATACAAATGAAGACGTGATGATTCGGATATATGCTGTGAGTCATAATGTACTCGTTTTTTATCATGGATTAGCTGGCTTAAAATTTTAATCAACTATACTAGTAATGTCTACAGGAAGGTTAAACCTTCATACACTGGGGGTAGCTGAGAGTGTACTCGTAGACTATGATTATTCGTATTTCACTAAACTCGTAAAAAAAAATACACACTTTGCCAAGGAATATAGAAATATAGAATTTAATGGTAACTTTGGTAGTATATGTGAATTTATAATTCCTATGAACACGGGAGATTTACTGAAATCTGTATCTCTGGAAATAGAAACCAGTGAACTCATAGATGTTGACCACTATTACATCGATTCATTCGGGAATGCTTTAATAGAATACGCAGAATTGATGATAGGAGGTACCATTATAAATCGAATAACAAGTGACTATTTGCAACTATACACAGAAGCTTTCCACGCGGATACTAAAAAGTCTGCGTTCAAAAATCTCATCAATAGAAGAGAAGACAGTCTTTTAGACATACCATCTTTCGGAGTTAATTATAATCAATTAAAGAACAATAAATTACATTGTATCATTGACTTACCATTCTATTTTCATAGACACCCAGAATTAGCTCTACCGTTGTGTGCGATTACGTTACAAGATATCACGATTCGCATAAAGTTGAGAGACTATAACGAACTCGTTTACAAATTTTCATCTACTCGAACTCCGAGTGATACGCTCGCGATGGTGAGTAATGCTTTACCGCCTACAATCACAGAGGCCCCGAAAATAACAAAATGTGAGTTAGTCACCGAGCTCGTATTCCTAGACGCAGCGGAACGAAAAAAATTAAAGTGTAGACAAATTGATTACGTCATAACCGAACTTCAAGAAGAACAATTCAAAACTGCAGATGCTGAAACGAATTCTATCAAATGTAAATTAAATTTTTCAAATCCAGTCAAAGAGATGTACTTTTTTATTCAAAGAGACAGACAAGTGCATCAAGACATTGGTGTATTTACGAGCCCTTTAAATTATGACCCTGTACGCTGGGTTGACTTTGATGGTTCCGAATTTACGGTAACGGTTGAACAACTGAAATACTTAACATTAAAACTCGACGGACTCCCCATAATAAATGAGAACGTAGGTACGCCTCAAATTATGAGAATATCCCAATTTATGAGACACCACTCGAATGTACCTAAATTATCAAGGGTATATATGTATAGTTTTGCACTTAACCCCGAAGAATGGTATCCGACTGGTCAAGTAAATTTCAGTTTAATGAAAGAGCAGATAATGGAATTCGAACTATGGCAGTCGAGGACATTTGTGAATTCGATTTTTAATTACTTCAATCGGTACATACGTGTTTACGCGAAGAGTTATAATATTCTTCGAGTAAAAGGTGGAGTGGCTCACAAACTCTTTTAATCACGTTCGTGTGAACAATTTTGTTTTATTTTCACGGATGTAGTCGATAATCTTATTCTTGATACACCATTTGATGAAATTCAACTGTGCCAGAGTCGTATGAATTTCATGAGATGTACCCGGGACTGTATACACAAACTTTTCAGATCGACAAAATGGGTCGAACAATTTTTTGCTGTATCCATCGAGACTTGATTTGTATGCGTAGTGGACGGCGAAAAGCTTACCGTCGCTCGTTTTGTACGATGTGTGATTCTTCTTCGCATAATTCGTGATGAACCATTCCAGGTTTCGTAACGAAATACCACTTGTTTTATCTAGTATATTCAATAATTTAGATTGGTTATTTTCTTCGAAATAGAATGTGTTAATTGAGGATAGTAGAATATCTGATTTACTCATTATTGAAAATAGAACTCAAATCTATAAGTTGTTTTGTTTTGTTACATTCCGGACATTCATGGGAAAATAAAATTTCGGGACCGTGGGAATGGCCGTTGTGACTGTCGTGAACTCTCTGACGGATACGACTTCCCGAAGTTATGTGTTTTCCACAATACCCGTCGTGTATACCCTTGAACACACACCTCGAACCATCTGGTTTCGTGCCTTTACACAAAGACACAGTCGAAATAACTGGAACGTCTCTGAGTAACAAATCGAGTGAGATTGCGTATTTTTTTGATATGATGTCAGCATATTTAGTCATCAGTATATCCATACGCTGAGTCAATTCTTCATCAAAGAGTTCGATAATTTTATCACGATAACTCATATCACTTATTTTGTATGCGCTCGTATTTTTTAAATAGATCTTCGACGCTCTCTTCTCGACGCATCCTAGCCTGTTTAATACGTTCCTTCAACTCAGCCACCTTACCCTCCTCTTCGAGACCGTGTTTTTTACACTCTTCTATCAGGTCTACGCGTTTCATGGTACTCAGCGCGGGTTCACGTTTCTTCGGTGGCGGCTTACATTGGGTAATGAGTTCTCCGAAGATTTCTTCCCTCACGTTTTCATAGAGCGGATCGAGTAAATCACACACGGGGTTCAGAAATTTGTTGATGAAATAGTATCGATAATCGACGGGTAAATTATTCTCTTCGACATACTTTGGATCCTCCGATTTTTCAAACGCCTTCGCTTTAGGATCACCCGTGTCCACGAGGAGGTACGGAACTCGGTCACCCGATTGCGGTTCTGAACCAGGCTTACGCATCCGCATCTTATTCACAACCTGTACGTGTGCCTGATTAATGTTCGCAGACTGAGAACTCGTGATAGACACCGCGTTCCCACCAACCTTATAACTATCGGATAAACTTTGACTCAATATGAGTTTCTCGTTTGGAATGTCCCCGGAGAGAAGTTCGATCGCTCGCTCCTTCGCCAGTTCTTTCGGTGGTCCTGTATCACTGGAAGTCAACACGACATCGAGAAGTTCTTTACACACTTCTCTCATGTGAGGTGTATTGTCTCTACGAACGAGCTGGAGACCCTTTACGTCTATGTAGTCCATGTGCATATTCCCATCTGCCCCCTTCGTCCAGAGTTTCGCGGCGTACCGCTTCTTTGAGTACAGAAAATACGGCCAGTAGACCTTCTCGAGTTCCAAGTTATTTGGTTTTTTGAAGAGTGCGCTACACTCCGCCGCCGCTCTCTCCCCGATTTCCCAACTGTACTTGATAGCCTCCTCCCCTTTACGATCCCCAACATCGAACTCGACCATGACCGAATCCGTGTTGTGTACGACGAGTTCACCTGGGCCGACATGGAAATGATGGGACTCCGTCGTCAAATCATACACGTACCCATCCGTCTCCCCCACGAATTCGAGCTTTTTTATGGCGACTGTATTCTTCCTTTGTGTAGATTTTGTCCATGTTTGTCTAAAAACATCAGGTTTGTCTGTACGTGTATTGATTGAGACGTTGTATCCCATGCGTCGGCCCAATATGTACATACCCATAGAACCTTCTTTGCCCTTGATATCCATCCTCGTGTACCCATGGGCATCCTTGTCTCCATCAGCCATGTAATACCCTTCCCAGAAAGAGTGCGCTACTTCGATGGGTGCGTTCAAAATACACGGTGGCACAACCTTTTCTTTGTGTGCGTTGTAAAATAATGAACGGTACCTCATACAAATACCCTTCACATCACCTTTCGCGTTGAGTTTGTACACACCATTACTTTTAATCGTATCATACACAGAAGTTTCAAATGGACAAAGATTTTGCATTTCGATGAGAAAGTCTAAATTAGCGTTGTTGAGCGCCCACGTATGCTTCTCACCGTAGT